GGCGTGCAGGGAGAAGGGCGCGGCAAGGGCTACAGAGGCGCCAGAGGCCACTGTGGGGTCTCCTAGCGCACGCAGGCGGATGAGCTGCCCGCGTTCGATGTTCAGTTCCTTGGCTTGGCGTAGCAGGTGGTCGTTCTCGTCTTGGGTGAGATAAACCTTGACGGGCAGGCGCTTTTCGGTGGTCATGTCAGTAGGGCAGGGCGTTTTCTTCAGCGGGTACAAAGTCGCGTGGGTTGACCACTTCGACCTTGGGGTCAGCGTCATCGACAGGATCGCGTAGCAGGTTGCGGTACATGCCTGGGTTGATGTGACCGGGCGGTGGTGCGTCAAAGTCCTCTAGCACGCACCGCTTGGCATCGATGAGGCGCTGCAGGAGCTTGCGGGCACCGACAGCGGTGGAGATTGGTTTGAGTGCCATCAGGAGAATGCCTCCTCGCGCTTGCGCTCCTCATCGGCAAACGGGTGCAGGACAAATCTGCCAGGGCTGACGCCTTCGATGGCAGGCTTGTGGGTCATGTACCGACCGAACTCGTCGTAGCGCCCCACGCAATACGGGTAAGCGTTACGCAGTTGGAACTTATCGAGCTTGCGCTGCGCTTCATCAAAGTCGTCAGCGTCAACGGTGCGGAACGCTGGTGCGGTGCCTTCCTTGGCAGCTTTAGGCAGGACGGCAAAAACAAATTGGTTACGGCTCTCTGGGCTGAACAGTTTCATCGGATCACATCGGGGATGTAGTTGGTGGTGTTGAGGGGTCGGTCGTTGACCGTGAGGTAACGCTCGTCGCGTAGCCAGCGGAAGCAATCAGGCAAGGGGCTGACGAACGTGCCCGCTGCGAGGTGCTGATGGCTGATCTCAGTTTCCAATGCTTCGAGCAAGCTGGCAACGGTTTCGGTCCGGAGAGTTTTCTGCCACTGCCCAAGGGCTTTGGGCTTGGACTGACTGGCAGCGCGTACAGGGGCTGAGAGGTACGTTTTCCAGAACTGCTCAAAGGCTGGATCGCCTTTGGTTCTACGCCTTGGCGCGGGTTGGTCAGACGCTGCTGGAAACTCGTTTTCCAGCTTTACATGGGTTCTTGTTATGGGTTCTTGTTCATGGGTTCTTGTTTGTAGGTCGTTTTCGACCTGGGTACTTAGGTCGTTTTCGACCTGACCCCTAGGTCGTTTTTGACCTGGGTCGTTTTTGACCTTAGGTCGTTTTCGACCTGGGTGGTCTAGCACGACGTGGTACACGGCACTGGTGCCAGGGCGGCGTTCAACCTCCAGCCAGCCGGTTTCTACAAGTGTGCTCAACGACCGCTGAACAACCTTCCGTGAGATACCAGAACGATCTGAGATTGTTTGCAGTGATGCGTAGCAGCCTTTCGGGGAGTTCCAGCCGAACCTGTGTAACCAGAGATAAACAACGATGGCTTTTGAATCGATGCCGGCGTCCATGAGTTTGTATGGGACGGCAGCAAAAGCCGTGGACTTAACCGCAGCGGTCATGTAAGATTTGCCCGTGATTTGTCTACGCCTTGCAGGGTCCTTCACCCCTGCGGGGCGTTTTTCATTGTGGCAGGGAATCTTGGGTCATGGGCACCTCCAGCTCGATCCGTTGCAGCGCCTGATCTAGGAGCTGATTGACGAAAGATTTCTGTGATTGATAGGTAGGCATCACAGCCTTAGCGCGGCTGAGGATGGCGTCGTCGATGGCGACGTTGGTGGCTTTGCCGATGGGCATAGAGGTTGCGTTATGCGGGTATCCGGCGTATATTACCCCGAAATCGACCATTGCGCAACATGCTCGCCCCGGTCCAGGACCTTGAGTTCAACGAGGATTTGCACCGCTATCGGTACAAGGGGCGCTGGCTGCCGTTCAGCGTGTCAAAGGTTGCGAACCGCACCACGCCGGAACAGGAGGCGCAGTTTGAGCGGACCAAGCACATTTGGGCGCCACGCGGCACGACCATCCATTCCTTCTGTGAAGCAATGCTGCTAGGCGAGGAGCTGCAGGAGACTGATTACACGGCATGGACCGATGAGTTGCAGGAGTGCTGGCTGCTGCGTGACTCTGACGCACTGGCTGTTGAGTACAGGCTGTGCGATGCCCGCAAGGGCGTTGGCGGCAGCTTTGACTTCCTGCTGCGGACATCGAACGGCAAGGTCGTGCTCGGTGACCTGAAGACGGTTGGCAGCAACTCAGGCGTATCGCAACGCAAGCCAGCCACAGCACAGCTTGGGGGCTACCTTGCCATGTTGATCGACCATCACCCGATGGTGACGGTGGACTGGTGCTACACAGTGGTGGTCGGTCCTGGGCGCTGCAGGGTAATTCAGAGTGAGCCTGACGAGTGCTTAGGTGCCTGGGTGGATGCTTGGGATGTGTTCAAGCAAGAGGTCTGCCCGTTCTGAGTCGCCGTACCGCGTGACAGTTTTTATGGTGTCACGGGTTGAAATAGGTTGCATCTCCACCTGATCCATGGCATCCTTTGTTTGTCGGGGATGCCCGGCTACCACCAACCACCTGCACAACCCCAATGATCAACCGCATTAACAATGCAATTTGCCTTGTGGTGGTTGCAGCAGTCGTTGCCATGATCGGCATCGAGGCTGCTAACCAGCCCGGCATGACCCACAGCGGCACTCAGTTAGAGATTCGCCGCTGATGTCTGACAGAATCGCCCGCAACTTCGCGCAGTTTGACCGCGAGAACCCAAGCGTCTATGACGGGCTGCGTCGTTTGGCGCTGCAGGTTCGCCGCACAGGGCGGCAACACTACGGCATCAAAGCCTTGTTTGAGGTTCTTCGATATGAATATGCTTTGACCACATTCTCTGATGATGGCCTCAAGCTCAACAACAACTACACCGCTCTTTACGCCCGTAAGTTGATGGAGTGTGAACCAGAGCTGCAAGGCTTCTTTCACCTGCGCGAACGTGCGCCGCGTTTCAGAGCAGACCAGATCGTTTAACCCCGTTCTTACAGCACCGATCCATGACTGCCGACGAAAAACTATCAAGTCTCCTCAAGGAGATTGAGCAGGACCTAGCAAGCTACCGTTACCCGGTAACTGAACAGAAAGATCTGTTTACATCGCTAGAACTTGACCTGCTTTACGAATTGACTCGTGATGCCCGCAACGCATTGCACGATCTAGAGGATGAGGTACAAGCGGGCAGTTGGGCTGATGCCGTTATCAAGCTCGACAACAAACTGACCAAGCTCTTTCGCCAACGCCGCCAATGAACCCCTACAGCCTGACGTGGCAAACAAGACTATTGTTTTGGTTGCTTTCTATGCGACCAGATGTCAGTGCAATCCGTTTGCGCTCTGAAGTAGATCACCTCCAACACTGCCTTGTGAAATCACGATGAAACGACCACTCGTTCGCTCCGTGCCGATGGAATTGATTCTTACGGGCTTTCATTGGGAAACCGTCCGGGAGGAATATTTCCTCAAGTACGGGCAATTTGCAAAAGCCCAAGACTGCAAACACCTACGCGCTTTGTACAAACAACGTCTTTGGGAGGAGTGCGGCATTGAAGTGACGCTGTAGGCAGCCGGGAATGATTAAAATCCTTAGACGCTGTTTCTTTCGCTTGATGTCCCGATACGAGTATTTGCCACCTGATGATTGCTTGCCGCGATTCAATGGCAAGTTACTCAAGGACTTAGAGCCCGAATGGCAGGTGGCTTACTTGGAATACGTGTTCTTGCTGGATTGCGCCAAGCATTACCAGCTAAAGCCAGGTGAGATGCCAGACTGATAACGAGGCATTGGGTGACTGATGCAAACTTCGGTCGCTATGGTTGCTGCCTGCGTAGGGGATACCACTGGTCGGGCTAACTGGTGGAACAACATCCCAAGCGCAAGAAGCCAAGGTTCCCGTCGTGGACGCGGTGTAGTGCCAGCGGTAGGTCTACCGTACATTGGCGCCGCGCAAGCAACCTGCCCATGTAAGTCCTCAACCTTTTCAATGGAAAAAGGGTTGCTTTTCGGGCGGTTTTGCCCCATAATACGGAGACGCGGGACAGCCCCGCAGCCCAACGCGCAACTCAACCCATGCTTCCCTTCCAACCCACCGACTGCCCTGAGCTGACCGCCGAGCAAGAAACGGCAATGGCTCAGGACCTTGCAGATCAGTTCAATGCCTACGTCTGCGAGGAGCTTATTGGCGTCCTAGCTCACCTGGCGCAAGACGTTCTCAAAGACAACTACATCGATCCTGATTCCATGCTGGGTCACGACCTGATCCATGACCTGATCAACCGCATCGTGGTAACCGCCAAATGAAGCACACCGTCCGCCTCCAGCGTGGGCTCTACGTGCTTGTGGATTCCTACGCCAGACCCACCTTTGCTTCACGCATCCGTCAGCACTTCCCGATTGCCCTTTGCCTGACCAGCATCCTCGTCGCAGGCATCACGCTTCAAGTCATTGAGCAACGCACCATCACTGCTTGCCAAACCACCCATCGCGCATCCTTCTAATCATGTCAACCGCACAAGACCTTATTGATCAACTTGTCACCCTGCGTGCAGACAAAGAAGATCTAGAAGCCCGTGAGGCATTCCTGCGTGAGCAGCTTGAAGGTGCCATTGCCCTAGGCGAACTTGACCCCTACCAAATCGATGACAGCACCTACGAGTTTGTGAACGCCAAGTACGTCCGCTGTGAACGCAACAGTTACAAACTCAGCAAGGAAGCCGAACGGGCAATCAGGTCTATTAAAGAACAGGACATCGACGCTGGACTTGCCCAGCGGAACGTGACAATCTACTACCAGCTCCGCATGAACCCTTGAACAACAGCATCACTTTTACGGTCATTGGCTTGCCTGCGCCTCAGGGTTCAAAGCGGCACATTGGTAAAGGAATCATGGTCGAATCAAGTAAGAATGTAAAACCATGGCGTCAAGATGTCAAATTCGCAGCAATCGACCAAAAGCCAGCTGAATGGGATACATCCTCACCAATGGCATTGTCTGTTGTCTTTCGCTTCCAAAGACCTACATCACACTTCAAAAAAAATGGTCAACTTAGTCCGACCGCCCCCTTGCATTGCATTTCTGCCCGCAATGGCGATCTTGACAAACTTGTTCGTTCGACCAATGACGCTTTGACTGGCGTTCTATTTGATGATGATAAATTGGTCATCCACATCAATGCCACCAAGCGTTTTTGTGTACAAGGCGAACAACCTGGCGCCGTTATCACGCTCACTGAGTTAAACGTCCTACCTTAATGACCTACCCCAATCTTGCGGGCGTCATCACCAAAGATGATGTATTCCGCAAAGGCACAGGATCCTACGCCGCAGATTACGTTTCTTGGGCACGGATCGCTAATCACCTGCATACCAGCGCCCCCGGCTGGATCATGCAAATCAAAACAGCACCGCATGGCGAGAACCATGTCTGGCGCAGTCCTGATGGCTCTGGTTATTTGACCGTCTACTTCCTGCATACAGACGGCACAGAGACACCAGATTTTGTTTATGCCATCACCGACAATCGCAATGTTCCGATTGCGTGGGACAAGATCAATAGCCGCATGATTTGCGATAGCCATCGCCGTGCGCTTTGTGCTGCTGCTGCATTTTTCTTTAGCCTTGGCTACGAGCTATGGGCACGAGAGGAGATTGAAGAGGCAAAGGCTGACAGCCCGTTACCAACTGTTGAGCAGCCCGCTGCTGCCAAAGCAAAGCCCGTTGCCGCAGCTACAAAGAAGGAAGAGCCTCCTGAGTTGTCGTCAGAGGAACTCCCGATCACTGACGGTGATCTAAAAACGATCCGTGACTTGCTGGCAGCAGAACCTGTTGTCAAAAGAAACAAAATCATTAAGGAGTTCAACAAGGAATTTGCCGTGCCTGAGGGTGATCTCATGACTGCCCACATCACGCTTCCTAAACACCTGCGCTACATCCAGGAACGGCTATCCACCTAACAAGGATCAGCCATGACCGATGAGATGATGCACGCCCAAATGGCGGCAGCATATGCCGCTCAACGTGCAGAGCTGGTTAAACAGCAGGACAATCATCTCCAACAGCTTCTTCCGCCTGATTTGGTATCTTTCCTGCAGCATTACATGCAGTCCAGGGAATATACAGCAAGACAGGCATTGTCCGTTATCCTTTACCAATTTTTCGGATCATGCTCCAGATCACAGCAGTTGGCAACCTTGCCGCCGACCCTGAACTCAAAACCATTGGTGACCGTGAAGTAGCCAACTTCACCTTGATGGTCAACAAAAAGGTCAAAGGCGAAGACCATACGACAGTGCTCCGCTGTGCCGTATGGGGTCCACGCGCCAAGGTGGTAGGCGATTACCTGGCCAAAGGTGCTCAAGTCACCGTTACTGGGCAGGCATACGTTGAGACCTTTGCACGGAAGGACGGCAGCCCTGGCGCTTCCTTGGATGTAGCGGTCAATGATTTTTCACTGCCTGCCAAGACAAAGGTTGCAGTAGACGACATGCCGTTCTAGGGTCTCGGGGGCTCTGCCCCCTTTTTTTATGATCGAATGTCAGACCCTCTGCGCGATTACCTAAACCAGATCGGCAAAATCCCGCTGTTAACGGCTGCCGAGGAGATTGAGCTGGGTCATGCCGTGCAGCGGATGGTGGCACTCAGATCAAAGCAGGAACACAGCAGAGAGGAGCTGCGGCACATCAAAGCAGGCATCCGGGCAAAAAAGCGGATGATCCAAGGCAACCTGCGGCTAGTGATTGGCATTGCGTCAAAGTACAAGCACCTTGCAAACCGCGTCACACTGCACGACCTAGTGCAGGAAGGCAATATCGGCTTGATCCGTGCCGTTGAGCTGTTTGATCCAGAGCGCGGCTACAAGTTTTCGACCTATGCCTACTGGTGGATCCGTCAGGGGATCATGCGTTCAATCCAAGTACAGGACCGGATCATCAAGTTGCCGTCAGGCGCTAGCGACATCCTGCGCAAGGTCAAGACTTACATGGTTGAGTATCAGGACCTTTACGGTGAGCCGCCTTCCATTGAGCAATGCGCTGCACATGCTGGCGTTGCACCTAACACCCTTCGGGATTACATGCATAGCGCACAGGATGCTGTGAGCCTTGACGCAAAAGCAAGAACGCAAAATGAGGATGGCAGCTCAATCCTTGATTTAATAGCTGCCGAAAATGAAAAGCCTGAGGATGATCTAATTTTGACAACCAAGGTACAAGCCGTTCAACAAGCACTTTCGTATATGTGCGAAAACAGCAAAATGATTCTGAGTATGCGTTATGGGCTAGACGGTGAGGAACCTTGCTCCAAGCGTGAGATTGCACGGCGAATAGGCATCGCGCAAGATACTACCGCCAGGTTGCTTGTTAACGCAGAGCGGCAACTAAGGCTGATCCTAAAAGAGGGACCGCCGGGAAAGTATCAACCACAGAAACACAGCTCCAGCTTGATCTGGGGTTGGGGGTAAGCCATGTCAGTTAACAGAATGGGGCCGCCGTGTCCTGCTTGCGGTTCCTTGACTACTGATGTCATGCGCACTTGCCGCAGTGAAACAGGAGATTTTCATCGCCGCCGTGAATGCCCATGCTGTAATCATCGGTTCAATACAATTCAGATGAGAGAACTTCTGGCACCACCAACGAGCGCCAAATGGAAAGATCGCAAGGTGACAATCAACTGGCGTCGTGTCAGCAAACAACTGCTTAGCCTGTTGCAATGAAACGCGAGACACTGCACCTGCCGGGTGGGATGTCGGTTGAAACCGGCAAGGATTGGAACGGGCGGTATTTTATCTGTTACGCCAAGACTGCCAGCGTCATCGTCAGGACAGACAAGGACATTAAACGCTTCCTGCAGTTGCCCATCAAGACTCCGAGTCGCGATTCTCTCGATTCTTGGTTGGCATCACTCGCAGCAGCAGACCAAAGCAAAACTCACCAAGCTCCATCACTATCCCAAGAATTATCAGCAGAACATTTACAAACGGGTTTTGGACCCGAGTGTCATCTTGATCAATCTGACCCGAATCATCAGACTCGGACGATAATTTAACACTATCCCCAAAAGTCATAATCATCTCAAGTTCAGCAATATGCCCTGTGGCTTGCCTGACCAACTTGGTGTAGTAAGCATTTTGCTTGACGAGGGATGAGCAAAGATGCGCTAACTGCTCAATGTCTTCGCAGCGATACGCTGATCTGCATTGATTCTCCAAACGCAGTTCTTCCTCTACGGAAAACTCAACGACCATCCACTGCCCCCAAGTCATTGGTTTTAGGCATATCAATCACGGTAGCGAGGGAAGCTAACCTTGGCTTGTCGCGCAGTTTTTATGGCTTCCATCTCCAAGGCTGGTCTCTCGCTAATTAAAGAGTTTGAGGGGTGCAGACTGACCTCTTATACCTGCGCTGCTGGAGTGCTGACCATTGGCTATGGCAGCACAGGTCCGCACGTTACGCCAGGCAAAACCATCACCCAAGCCGAAGCTGATGCGCTGCTGCTAAAAGATGTGGCGCGGTTTGAAAAGGGCGTGGATGACCTGATTACTGTGCCGCTGAAGCAGTGCCAGTTTGATGCACTGGTCAGCTTTGCCTTCAACTGCGGCAATGGCGCACTGGAGGAATCAACACTCCGCAAGCGGCTAAACGCAGGCGAGGACCCGAACACCGTCGCCAAAGAGGAGCTGCCGCGTTGGACAAATAAGGGCTTGGCAGGTTTGGTGCGTCGCCGGACGGCTGAAGTCAACATGTTCTGCTCAGGTGGCGGTGCGGCAACAGCAGCAAAGACCACGGACCTGACCGCTACCAATAACACCCTGCTAAAAAAGGAGCCGGTGCCTAGCTCTGAGCTGGAAGACAACGAAAAATCGGAGATCGACAAGGGCAAGGCGTTTAAGGGTGCCAAGGTCCTAGCTACCCAAGACAACCACACCCAAGTTGAACTGCCTTACGGGCTTGGGACTTGGTGGCTCTTTGATGGGCACTGGGCTGAGCTGGATGGCAAAGAGGACAAGCCCGAGCCTGCTGGTGATGGCAGCGTCAACCTTGCCGTGCCGTACTTCAACCAAGTTGACAACTACACCCAAGCTCAGCGGACCTGCAATAGCTCAAGCTGTGCCATGTGCTTGGCGTTCCTGATGCCAGGCAAAATCAAGGGCGATGATGATTACTTGCGCAAGCTGCTAACCGGCGGTTATGGCGACACCACCGACCATGGCGCCCAAGGCAGACTGCTGGCGTCATATGGCTTGAAGTCAACTTGGCACACCAACCTCGGCTTTGATGACCTAGAGAAGGAAATCAAGGCAGGTCGCCCGGTGGTGATCGGCATCCTGCACCGTGGCAGCCTTGCCGCACCTACAGGCGGTCACATGCTGGTGGTGCGTGGCATGACAGCCAAGGGTGACTTCATCGTCAATGACCCCTACGGCAGCGTCAACGATGGCTACAGCGGTCCTGTAACCAACGGCAATCAGGCTGTGTATAGCCGCGCCATGCTGCAAAAGCGGTGGCTGCCTGAGGGTGCCAAATCGGGCTGGGGCAGGAAGTTCCAGCCCTAGCCAGTGCGCTTGCCTGACTGGCTCCACACCTTGAACCAACTGTTCTTGCGGGTGAAGAGACTGTCGGGCAGACGCTCCTCTAGCTCGGCAATAGCGGCTCGATGATACGGGTCGCTTCTGTCGAAGTTCTCAAAGAACTTAATAAGCTGCAGCTCCTTCACCGACGCTTGGGCAGCGTCAACTTAAGCACCTGCAGGATCAACTGCACCCAGCTATTGGACTTCAGCGGGGACATGCCGATGATTTCCGAACCAGCGGCAACGACAACCCCAGCGATGGCAAGCTGTTCAGCGGTCATACAAATAAAGCAGACACCTCAGACTAAGGCTTGACCTCAAGTTTGGCGATCCGCTGCTCGATCTGGTTTAACCGACCGAAAACTTCTACGCGATCAGTACGGAAGTCGTCGTGCAGTTGCTGAATCTTTTCAGCAACGCTTTCTACTGCCATCGTCAGCCTGAGCACAGAGTCCCGGCTTTCGCCGCTGCGGCGTGAAACACCTGTGAAAGCCATTGCCGCTACAGAGATGCTGGCTCCTGTAACAGCAGCAAGAATCTCAAGCACGTTCAGGGCTCTAGCTACGCTCTCATTATGGCAACACCTCGGCGCCGGTCCCCTAATAACACTCGGATTGCCGAGCTGGTCCGGCTATGCGTGCTCACATGGACGGCAACCTTATTGACTGCCAGCTATGCCGGTTTGCTGCCTAAAATGGACCCTACCTTTATTGCCAGCATCTTTACAGGCTCGCTTGCTTGGTACGGCATTAGCAAGATGGAACGCGATGAAACATCGGCTCCTACAGTGAGACAATCGCGTCCACCTGCAAAAAAGCCATGAAATGGCGCCTTCTGCTGCTGGTCTTGGTGTTTCCCGTTCCGGCAATAGCTCAGTCGGTCACGCCCAACTTCACCCAGGGCAGCATGACCAGCACGACCACCACAACGCAGACCATCAACGAAACGATCCAAACGCAGGTCTTTGGTGGCGCTTATCGCAGTGTGTCAGCCACCAACGTGACGCCAAGCGGGGACATCAACGCCGCTGCTACCACCTTCAGCGTTACAACCCCTGGCAATACCTACAGCTTGGAAGTGGTAACCCGTGCCGCTGGCATCGTCGAACAGACAGACATTACCCGCACCATCACAACCAACGCCACCACCAACTCGCTGTCTGTCTTCTCGCAGTAGTCCTAGCCTTGCCAGCCAAGGCACAAGACAGCGGCGGCACCACGGCAATCGCTAATCCTGTGGCGACCTCAACCGGCAGCGTGAGTAATCAAGCTGTCCAGATCAATCAAGGTAGTTACAGCCAACAAGGCTTTGGTGGCGGGCACATTTGCAATAGCGCCACCATAGTGTTCACGCCCTTTTACTTGGGCAACGATATATATCAATTAGAAGCGCCTTACACGCGCAACGCTAACTTCGGCGCACAGGTCAGCCTCAGTGTGCCGTTGGACTTTGAGATGGTCAACCTGTGTAAGCAGCTAGCTAAACGCAAGCTAGAGAAGGAGCGGCTGGACTACGAACTGGTGCGTCTGATCAAATGCACCGAGGTCATGAAGAGTGGTTTTACTTTTGCGCCGGGATCGCCGTTTGCAACGATCTGCAGTGACGTTGTGCCAATCGCTGCCGCGCCCAAGACTTCACCGGCTTCCCCCGCATCTTCTGCAACCGTTTTACCGCAACGCTAATCACTGGCTTGAAGAGCGACACCAACCGCTTAAACAATGCTGTCGCACCAAGCGTGGCGGCAACACTGATAACACTGGTGGTTGCTGCGGCGCTCAAAATCTCCGCCTTTGGCACAGGGATTTGTATTGCGGTGCCCGGTAATGTGATTGTGGTTGTCTCTGCGCTAGTTGGTTGTGCAGGAGCCTCAATCGTTTTGGCTGGTTCTTTTTCGGGCGACGGCTCCCACGCTGGCGGGGGTTGGATTGCTATTGGCGGTATTGATGCCGGTGTTATGGCTAATGTCGCAGCAGGTTTCTCAGGAGGTTGCTCCTGGCTCGCGGGTGGTATGCCTACGTCGTTGACCGGGGCGTAGGGATACACCATCGGCGTATAAGAAGGCACCACCGCCCGAGGTAATTCCAGCCATGGCGCTGGGATCTCAGGCGGATTAGCAAGTGGCAGTGCCGGCAGCAGGACCGGCGGTTGCATTAACCCTTACCTTGGCCGCGCATCTTTTTCCTGCCGTGATTGGGCAGGCTGTGTTGACCTTGGCCTTGGCGGGTGCGCTTGGGCTTGCCGGGCGTGTGCTCGATGCGGGCGGTGCCAACCTTGGACTTAACCGCCATTACCAGGGCACTCCGCTGGTTTTAACAGGGTGCAGCTTTTCTTGAATGCTGGTGGAAAGTGCGGCTTCGATCTCAGCCACCTTCTCATCACCAAAGTTAGATTTCACCCAACCCACCACGGTTGCCTTTTCAAGGTCGGCATACGGAATGAGCTGATCGGCTT